GAACCGCGTCATCCTTACCCCGGCCACGCTGCCGGGATCGGCACTGGCCGAGCTCAAGCAATGGCTGGGCCTGACCACCGATGCCGACGACGATCCGCTTTCCGCGCTGCTCGACACCTCGCTGGAGGCCTGCGAGGGCTTCACCGGCCGGATGCCGATCGAATGCGGCTGCGAGGAAGTGCTCCCCGCGCTGCCGGGCTGGCACGAGCTGGCCACCCGCCCGGTGCTGGCGATCACCCAGGTCGAGGGCATCGACCGCGATGGCGAGCGCTTCGCCATCGATGCGGACACTTACGCCATCGACCTCGAGGCCGATGGTACCGGCCGCGTCCAGCTGCCTTCGTTCGCGGACGACGCCCGCGTCGCGGTGCGCTTCACCGCCGGGCTGGCGGAGGAGTGGGACGCGCTGCCGCCCTCGCTGCGCCACGGCGTGATCCGGCTTGCCGCGCACCAGCACCGCCAGCGCGAAAGCGATGGCGCCGCGCCGCTGCCCCCCGCCTCGGTCGCCGATCTCTGGCGTCCGTGGCGGCGCATGCGGCTGGCCTGACGAAAGGACCTTTCAGATGGAAATCGCCCTGCGCGCCGCGCTGGTCGCCTGGCTGCGTGCCGACGCGGCGCTGGCCGGCCAGCTCAACGCCGTGACCGAGGAAGCCCCCTCGCGTACCGGGCCGCCGTGGCTGGCGCTGGTATCGAGCAGCTCCACCGACTGGGGCTGCAAGGACCGGCCCGGCCGCGAGGTCCGCGTGGCGCTGGAACTCCAGTTCCGCGGCGACACCCCCGCCGCCTCGTCCGCGCTCGCCGCGCAGATCGAGGCGCGGATCGAGGCCCTGCCGCGCGCGCAGGACGGCTTTTCGATCGCCTCGATCGCCTTCCTGCGCGGCCGCGCCGAACAGCGCGCCGAAAGCCGCCGCGCCATGCTGATCGAATACCGCTTCCGCCTGCTGGCGGAGTGAAGCCAACCCAAGGAGAACGACCATGACAGCCCAGAAAGGCAGCGCCTTCCTGCTCAAGATATCCGACGGCGGATCGCCCGCCGCCTACCAGACCGTCGCCGGGCTGCGCACCACGCAGATGTCGGTGACCGGAGAGACGGTAGTGATCACCAGCAAGGACAGCGGCGGCTGGCGCGAGCTGCTGTCGGGCGCGGGCGTGCGCGCGGTTTCGGTCAGCGCGGCGGGGATCTTCCTCGGCAGCGCCGCCGAGGCCCAGGTGCGCGGCAACGCGCTGGCCGGCACGCTCGACGACTACGAGCTGAGCTTCGAGGACGGCGCGAAACTGCGCGGCAGGTTCCTCGTTCAGCGGCTCGACTACGCCGGCGATTTCAACGGCGAGCGCAACTACACGCTCCAGCTGGAAAGCTCGGGCGCGGTGACAGCGCCGTGACCTGCGCCAACCCCCTGCGCGGCGAGGCATTGCTGCGCATCGGCGCGAGCGACCATGTGCTGCGCCCGACGTTCGCCGCGCTGGTCACCGCCGAGGATGAACTCGGCCCGCTGCCGGCGCTGGTCGAGCGCGCCGCCGAGGGGCAATTGCGCCTCGCCGAGATCGCCGCGCTGTTCTGGCACTGCCTCGCCGACCGCGCGGAGCTTGCCCGCGACGCGGTGGGCGAGGCAGTCGTCGCACAGGGTCTTGCCGCCAGCGCCGCGCCGCTGCGCATGATCCTCACCCAGATCCTGAAAGGCACCCGGTGAGCCCGCCGCGCTTCGGCCCCACCGCGCTTGCGCTGTGCGGCCTTGCCGCGCGGGCGCTGGGCTGGCGGCCGGACGAGTTCTGGGCAGCGACGCCCGCCGAACTGGCGGTGGCGCTGGGCCTTCTCGTGCCCGGAGCCGGGGAGGCCGGGATCGACCGCGCCACGCTGCGCCGGATGATGGAGCAACAAGATGACCGATGACATCCAGACCCTGCTGGTGCAGGTCCGCGCCGGCACCGGCGGCTTCGACCGCGACATCGCGGCGATGCGCGCGCTGGTGGACGGCGAGCTGACCCCCTCGCTGACCCGCGCCGGGGAAGCGCTGGAAAAGGGCCTGTCGCGCGCGGTGCGCAGCGGCAGCCTGGGCTTCGACGACCTCAGGCGCGTGGCCCTGTCCGCGCTCGACACCATCGCCGCGCAGGCCGCTCGCACGCTGGTCTCAGCGAGCGGGATCGACGTTTCGGGGCTGGTCACCGGGCTGCTCGGACTTCCGGGTCGCGCCACCGGCGGCAATGTCTCGCCCGGGCGTGGCTATATGGTCGGCGAGCGCGGGCCAGAGCTGTTCGTGCCCACTTCCGCCGGGCGCATCGAGCCTTCGGCGGCACCGGCCCGCGAGGTGCGGGTGGCGATCAACCTCACCACGCCGCGAGGCAGCGACACCCCGCAATCGCTCCAGCGCTCGACCCGGCAAGTGGCGAGCGCGGTGCGACGGGCGGTGGCGGGGTAGGGGCGCAAACGCCCACCCCGCTGCGGCTAGGCGGCAAGCCGCCAAGCCTCGCTACCCCTCCCGCAAGCGGGAGGGGAAAGCACGGCCCTCTCATCCCCCCTCCCGCTTGCGGGAGGGGTCGGGGGTGGGCCCTTCCTGAAACGGAGACAACCCATGGCATTCTGGCTGGCGGACAAGCGCCAGGGGCAGGCGCGCGACTGGATCATGCGCTTCGACCCGCGCTTCTGGACCGTGAACTTCCCGCGCCCGATGGTGGCCACGGTGATTTCCACCGGCCCGGATTCGCTGCGCGTCGATGTCTCGTTCCTGCGCAAGGGCGATCTTGGCGGGCTGATCTGGGCGAGCGCGGACACGCTCGACCACCCGCTGCTCGCCTACCGCGCCGACCGCGACTATGCGCATACCACCTTGCGCTTCCGCTGGCGCTGCGGCGGGATCGAGCCGCTCAGTTCGGGCATCGGCCCGACGCTGACGGTGGAGGGTCGCGACGAGAGCGGCGCCGCGCGCACCTGGTACGTGCGGTTGTGGAACTATGCCGATGGCACCGGCACCGACGCCGTGATCACGCTGGACTTCTCGGACCTGCAGGCGGGCTTCTTCCTGCCGGGCGAGCCGGTCTGGCCGCGCGACATCGACCGGCTGTTCATTTCCTTCGTGCCCCCCGGCTACGACGGCAGCGCCGATCCGCTCGCCGCCGAGGCGGAGGGCTGGATCGAGCTGTCCGACATGACCGTGGACGGCGGCCGGGCGATGCTGGAAATCGGCGACGTGGTGATGCCGCCGCACGGGCTGGCAATCGCCACCGGCTTCGACGACCAGGGCGTGCAGACCCCGGCGCGGGTGCTGCGCAATGCCCGGCAGCTGGGCTATCGCGGATCGGTGGTATGCTACGTGGGCATGAGCCACTACTTCCGGCTCGTTGCCAGCGGCGGCGCCTATCTCGCGGGGTTGAGCCCCGATCCGCTCAACACGCCCACGCGCGCATGGCACGCCGCCTTCTTCGCGGAATGCATGGCGATGGGGCTGAGCCCGATGGCCTCGCTGTCCTACGAACTGCTCGACCAGCACTGCCCCGCCACCTGGAAGCAGCGCGACCATGCGGGCAACCCGGCGCTGACCGGGTGGGACCCGCCCTCCACCCTGCTCTCCCCCGCGAACGGCGATGCGATGGCATGGCTCCAGTCGGTCGGCGCTGCATTCGCGCTGCTGATGCAGGAGGCCGGAGCGCCGGTGCGATTTCAGGTGGGCGAGCCGTGGTGGTGGACCTTTCCCGACGGCCGCATCTGTCTCTACGACGACGCGGCGGTCGCCGCGTTCGGTGGAGCGCCCCCGGCGATCACCGACATGCGCGCCTCGCTCGACGCAGCGCAGAAGGCGCTGCTCGACGATGCCGGGGCGCTGCTGGCGGCTTCCACCGCCGATCTCGTCGGCGCGGTGCGCGCGGCGGTTGCGCCGGATTCCGTCGAGGCGCTGGCGCTGGTGTTCACCCCGACCTTGCTCGCGCCGGACATGCCCGAGCTGAAACGCGCCAACCTGCCGCTGGGCTGGGCCTCCCCCGCCTTCGACCGGCTGCAGGTGGAGGACTATGACTGGCTGACCGCCGGCGCCGACGGGCCACGGCGGCGCGGCTACGCAGAGGTCAACGCCCGCCTCGGCTACCCGCCGGAGGAACAGGACTATCTCGCGGGCTTCGTGCTCGCCCCCGAACAGCACGACCAGTGGCGCCGCATCGACGCCGGGATCGACGAGGCCATGGCCCGCGCCCCGCACGAGATCGTGGTCTGGGCCATGCCGCAGGTCGCGCGCGACGGATACGTGCGGCTGCCCCCACCCTCAGGAGACGACGCCATGCAGGCCTTCGACGACATTCCCTATCCGCTGGCGCTGGGCCGCGACGCCATGGTGGCGTCCGAGTTCTCGACCAGCGTGGCGCTGACCGCCTCGGGCTTCGAGCGCCGCAACAGCCTGTGGTCCGACGCGCGGCTGCGCTTCGATCTGGGCCCCGGCGTGCGCGGCGAGGCCGAGCTGGGCACGCTGATCGCGTTCTACCGCGCCCGGCGCGGCCCGGCGCGCGGCTTCCGCCTGCGCGACCCCAGCGATTACAGCTCGTACGGCATGACCGGCACCCCCACTTCCGCCGACCAGTTGCTGGGCACCGGCGACGGCCTTGCCACCGCCTTCGCGCTGGTCAAGCGATACGGGGAGCAGGTCCGCCGCATCACCCGCCCCGACTTCGCGACGCTACTGGTCGCGGTCGATGGCGTGGTGCAGGCGGGCAACTGGACGCTGTCCGACCTCGGCGTGATCGAATTCGACGATCCCCCGGCGGAAGGCGCCGAAGTGACCGCCGGGTTCCTGTTCGACGTGCCGGTGCGCTTTGCCGAGGATCGGCTGGAAGTGTCCGGCGCCGCCTTCGCCGCCGGGGAAGCGCCTTCGGTGCCGGTCGTCGAGATCCGCGAGGCCACGTCATGACCCGCGCGTGGTTCTCCGGCGAACTGGAGACGGTCGCCACCTTCTGGCGCGTCCTGCGCGGCGACGGGGTGACGCTGGGCTTCACCACCCATGACCGCGACCTGTGGTTCGACGGCGTGCTCCACCGCGCCGCGCCCGGAATGGTGCCCTCCGCCATCCGCCGCAGCGCCGATCTCGAGCCCGACAGCGTCGAGGCGCGCGGCGCCATCGCCCACGACGCGATCGCTGCGCAAGACCTCGCCATGGGCCGCTTCGACGGCGCGCAAGTGCGGATCGGCGTGGTCGACTGGGACAGCGGCGAGCGCGAAGTGCTCTACGCCGGGTCGATCGGCGCAATCGCGCAGGAGGACGGAACGTTCTCCGCCGAACTGGTCTCGCGCAAGGCCGAA